TCATTTTGTCGTGAATAATCAGCCATTACCTTGCCACCCTTCCAATTTTAATTAATAACTCAACTTGAGATACAGCTATGTTAGCTCCATTAATACTTACATCAAAACCATATTGCATATTTTGTCCAGAGCCAGAAAGTTGCGCTGGTACTTTATCTACAGTTATTGCATTACCAGACCACTCTGCTAAGTTCCATTCTGAACTTCCCCATTGCGAACCTGTTGCTACACTGTCTCCTGATACTGCTGTAGCTTTTTGTCTAAACTCTCTATTAACATAATCAAAAGCCCAGAAAAAATTTATATCATATTCCGAACCTTCATCTACAGTCATTTTAATTTTTTTAGGCATTTTAAATAAGCCCGCTACTTGTCGGTCTAAAAACCCAAAATCTAACCAATTAGACCTATATTTAAAATTATATGAAGATTGTACTACAGAGCTTCCAGATAGCACACTATCTTTATACCCAGAATATTTAGCTATATAACCAGACCTTGCAAAATATACTGTTCCATCTACAGAAGTAGTTAAACTTTCTGGTTCCATTTCTAACCATCTAGAAATTTTAGGAAGAGGTACATCAATTGTTTTTGGGCTTGATATCATGTCTTTAAAGTCAAACATATAAATACTAGACCCAACTAATAATAAATAAAACCCTTGCTCTTGTGAAAATAAAGACCTAACTTTATCTTTATCTTTGGTTGAAAGAAATTCTAAAAACTCTGTTCTTATACTTTGACTTAAATCTTGAGCTGGCATTTTTTCTAGTTCAATAGTACGAGAAAGCGCTCTTACTCCATCGTCAGATAAAAAGATAACATCTGAACCTATATTTTGTATGCTATCTCTAGCTATACAACCCATGCCTGTTACGGTATCTGCTAAAGCTAATGATGCAGGAGCAACGGCACTATTAAAAACAGTAATATTATTTTTACCAAAAACTATTAATTGATTATTAAATATTGCTAAAGCTTTTATAAAATCTTTTTCAAAAGCAAAGTTATTTACTAAATCAATAACTCCACCACCATTTTGAGTATCCCATAATTTATCATTATTAAAAGCACTAAATCTAATTGTAGTCCTATCTGAATCTACAGCCCACAATCTACCAAAACCAGATATAATACAATCTCCTTTTGGCATTTTAACTGTAGTCCAAGTAGCTCCATTATCTACTACCGTACCTCCTTCTGTTGAAGGAAAAGTAGGTTCAGAGCCTCCTGACGTTCCTGCTGAAGTACAAACAAAATATCTTTCTTGTGTTGCTGCTGCAGCAGATTTAACAGTAGCTCCTAAAGCATAAGCAGTGCTTGCTGCCCAATTAGCATGTTGACTGTGTATTGTTAAAAAATTACCTGAGCCACCATCCCAAAATATAGGAAACTGAGCTTGGCTAGCACCTACTACTTTACCATTAAAATTAGCAAATTGCCAATTAGTATTTGAAAAACTAAGAGAACCAGTTTTTTCTGTTAAAGTTGTAGTTCCAGTATATAATTTTCCATTAACATTATCTGCAGTAATTATATGATTACTACTTGCATCTTCTCTATATTCAAACGTTTGGCTTAAAATTGGATTGCCAGATATCGGAGTGTCAGTTACTTTTAATAATCCTTTTCTTGCTGCTATTCTTCCTAAATCGTCAAATACAGCGTTATCTAAAAAAAACGCCCACTCTGGACCAAGACCTATTGAAGAACTTTGTGTGTTTAATCCTAATCTTCCAGGAGATTTTATTTGAACTGGTAATAATTTTGTAGCCACGTTATACTACCTCTAAATCGCCTTCGTCTGGATAAGACCTCCTATCCAATGATATTGCAGTCTGCAAATGAAAACCATATTTTTGTGTAACTTCATCCATAAGTTGCCCACCGTCTTCACCTCTTTCTGATATACACAATGCCCAAGTACCATATACTATAGCTTGTTTACCAAGAGTTAAAGTTAATTTATCATCATCATTTACTAAGTCTTTTTGAGGATTAACTGTTTCTGCTTTTATTGTGTAAACTCCATCTGGTATAGAAAGAAGTTCTACTTGTTTATTTTCAGAAGCTGGGTTTATACCTCTATCTCTATAATAAGAAGGACTAGCATTAACTTGTGTGCCTATTAAAGTACTTTTATTATAATAGTCTTCTGTAACTTGTCTCATTCTACAGTTTTGTGTGCTATTCCACATAGAAAGTAATTTGGTTCTTACTGATGTTAATGGTAAAGAATATAAAGACGTACCTGAAACTGTATCAAACTCTACTGTTTTTCTAAGTTGACCCCAATTCCAAGCATCTTCACACTCTTGTTTTGCATCATTAAGGAAAGAAGCCACCATAGTAGCATAAGTATTTGACGCTATTGTACTTCCAGAAGCTAGTTCTGGCTCTCTTAGTCTTCTTAAAACTTCGTTTACTAACTCTTTCCTAGTAGCCATTTATATACTATCCTTTTAGTGAGCTTTTACTAATGCAACTAATTGGTCTTTACTTGCTCCACCTGGATACTTTATTTCGTACCTATCACAAAAGGTAGTTAAGTCTCCTAATGTTGCTTTATGTTCCAATATGTCATAATGACCCTGTCTAAATAATACAGACAAAGCATGAATTGCATCTAAATCTATTACTTTTCCGTCTTTTTTATGTCTAACTCTAGCCATTCCATCAGCTAAAGGTTTAGAAACAGGCTCTGCTTTAACAGCAGTGTGTTCTTTTTTTGCTTGTGCTTTTGGCATTATTGCCTCCTACAGTTACCTTCTTTCAGGCTGTAATTAAATTTTATTTACTACCAAGCGGGCCGCGCTACTAATACTTTCATAACTCCGTTATTAAGAGCATCTGCCGCAAACTCACCTTTATCTGCTTGTATATATAAACTTACAACATTAGCAGCAGTAACAGCAGCAGTAAGAACTGCTTGGTCTGTACCATCACTAAGGTCTACACTACTAGAAACACCAACAACCATGTCTCCTAGCTCAACGCCAGGAACAGCCATAGTTACAGTTAATGTATCATTAGCATCTATTGCATCTTGGTCAGCCCAAGTTGCTTTTACAGTCCACATATCACTAGCAAAAAAGCCTTGAAATTGCTTACGACCCCTTTTTACTTCATTAAGGGTTAATGTATTCGCCATGATTAAATCCTCTATTTATTGTTTATATACATCGTTACTTCAAATCCAAAACGGATATCTTCATAAGAAGGTGTTTCCCATTTCATAGTATTTCTCCTAACTAAGTATAAGTTTATAAAAATGGGGGAGCGAACTCCCCCGTTATATTATGATGGTACTATAATTGCAATACCTGCATCGTTACGAAGCTCACCTACACCGTAGATTGTATCTGCGGTAAATAAGTCAGATAAGTACTCTTGCATATATTGAGTTTGAGAGCGAACCGCCATCTGCTCAACATAGCCTAGAGCTGAACGATGAAGAAGTAAGCATGATTTAACAACCGTGCTAGTGTCATCGCAAGTAATACTATCTACATTAGTAGATACGTATATTGGTACACCATATACATCGCCAAGGTAACCATTACGAATAGTATTCGCAGGTCCACCTTCACCAACAAACGCTTGCTCCGTAAAACGAGAAAGACCCATTAGGTTTTTCTTTTCTACTGGAGGAATGATAAGAAAACGTTCTGATAAAGGAACGTCAGCGTCATCTAAGGTTTGTATACATTTACGAAGGCCAGCATCAGCTATTGCTGCTGCGTTACCCGCTGATGCGTCAAGGAAAGTAGTTGAGCCATCAGACCCAATAACTGCGCTTGCGTATGTGTCATCAGTAGTTGAACCGCCCTGTAAACCTTCTCCAAGGTTATGTAAGTCGGAATCAACTTGTTTTGCTAGTGCAAAACCAGCATCATCAGTATAAAACTTACGATAGCTATCAATTGCTTGAACACCAACAATATCCTCAATTAAACGAGAATATTCAAAGTGCTTGTCAATTGAAATATCTGTTTTACCTTCTGTTGCTACAATAAGTGTTACTGCGTTATTTCCTGATGACTTCGCGCTTGCACTGCCACGAGTTCCACTAGGAATATGAACGGTATCACCTTTTTTGCCGTTGTGCATAATCTTTGTTACGAGATTTGCCAAGACAAGATTTGCTTTGAATGCGCCAATGATTTCATCAGACCACATTTCAGGAATATAATTCGCTGCCGTGGTAGTCGTGATGGCATTGCCTGCTGCGAAAGCTGCCATTTTATTTCTCCTTTATTATAAAATTATCTATCTAACCCTACCAGTAGCATACGCATCTCTGATTTCATCAGCCATTTCGTAATACTTATTAGGATTAGTAGCTCTTAGGTTAATAAGTTCTCTACGAGAAAAAGTTTTGGTTGACGTTTGACCTGTGCTACCAGACTCGGTGCTAAGTTCGTTGATTTTTTGTTTAGTTACTTTTTGAGATTCAGCCTTAGAAGGAATTTCTTTCTTAGGATTTAATGCTTTCCAAGTATCTAATAACTCAACGGCAGCATTATATTCAAGCTGGTCATTGGCGCGTCTATACAAATCAGTTCTAATAGGTGACGAATTTACCCAATCAGAAAATTCAGGAGAAGAGGCGATTTGCATGTAATCAGGGTGCTGTTGGGCTAATTTTTCTCTAGTCGAAACGTCTTGAGTAGCTTTTAGTTGTTCCCTGACAGGACTCAGCTCTTTCTGTATTATTTTTCTTACGGATTCTAACGGATTATCATAATCAAACTCACTTGGTTCCTCATTTGTTTGAGCCGTAGTTTGTTTATTTTTTTCTAGTTCTTGTCGTAACAAGTCGTCTGCAAGCTTGCGAGTGTCACCTAATTCTTGGGCTTGCCTACCTAGTTTTTTTTCTAATTCTTCATAAGATTTAGACACATCTTCAATAGATTTATCTTTAAACTTATTAGGAATTTGATATTCTGGTTCTTTATTTTCTGGTTCTTCTATAACTTCTTGTTCTTGCTTTTCAATTTCAATATTTGAATTAACTGCATCTTGTACTTCTTTATCTAATATTATTGCTTCTTGTTCTGCCATACCTATTTCCTCTTAGTATTAAGTTCACCATGCGTTTCATGTATTCTTTCCCATTTACTAGCAGCAGTAGGAAAGTGACCTGTAATACCTTCCAACTTAAATTGAGAGGCTGATATAACAAACTTACTTAGTTTATTACATATAGGACAGGGCTTTTCTGCTTCTCTGTCTGCTAATGAACATATTTTAGAAAACCTACCGTGTGTGTTACATTTGTATTCGTATAACATTACCCACCATCTTCTATTTGTTCAACATAATTTTTATTTTTTTGTTGGTTTATAGCTTCATCATACATGTTTTTCATATTATTTTCTAATGCTAATATGGTATCGATATAATGTATAGCACCTTGTAATTTTCCTAATTCAAGCTCAGATTTAATTTCATAAAAACCTGATTTACTCATTGATTGTTTTTCTTCTAGCATTGTTTCTATAAACAATTTCCAGCCTTTAGAATTAAACATATCAAAATAAAACTCATATATGTCTTCTTGTTTTTTCAACATACTTTATCCTCTAGGTTATTGGGAGTGTTCCCGCCTGTGCAGCTAATTGTTGTTGTTGTTTTGCTTGTGCTTCTTGTCTTTCTTTTTCTAATCTTTCTGTATCTATTTCTAATTGTTTTATTCCTTGAAACCCTTGAATTATATTGTCATCTTCAATTTGTTCAGCTCTAGCAAGATTAAGTATACCAGCGGTTTTCTTATACACTGCATCACTTCCCGCTTTAAATGCTCCTGTTTTAGCTTTTTCAGCTTCAACTCTAACAAGTTCAGCTTGAACTGGGTCGATTTGAGGCTCTGGTGGTTGCAAGCTTTTTTGCAATTGCTGGTCAATAATAGGCATCATTTCTTCTCTATTAGAAATGCTACTTAATTGATATAATGATTTTATAAGCATCCAATAGCTAGGAGAGTTTGGAGGAGAAGTATTTAACAATTGTACTAATTGTTGCACTTCTAATTCTCTAGCCATAATTCCTAAAGTAGAATTAATAACAAATCTTAAATTCATTATTGGGTATTGTTCTGGGTCTAGCTGCATATAACGATAAGCAGATTTTTTAACCCATTCATCTAATAAATTAATTTCTATATTTTGTAAAGTTCTTTTATTTCTTTTAATTGCAGAAGTAGTAATCATACTCATGCCAGTAGCAGTTTGGTTTTGTGGTTGGCTATTAACAGCGGCTGCAGCTTGAAATGCTCCAGTACCCATTTCAACCATTCTTTCTAAATCACCTGATTGATTAAATGATAAAGCTGTTGGGGGTTGAAAATTTATAGGCTGTATAGCTTCTGCTGCTGGAC